ATAAGATTGATTCAATGAACAAGCTAGAAATAGGAATGGATGTATCAGTTCTTTGTAATGTTTATTCAAGAGAATATAACGGAAGATACTTTCATAATATAGACGGCTACTTCTTTTCCAAGAAAAGCAACGAACAACCTAAAGCAGTAGCAGGTTCAGAAGAAGATTTACCTTTCTAAGATGACTACTGAAGATAATTTTAAAGTCCTTTGCGACCTCACTACAAGTGTATTGGGGTTGCCTAAAGGCTCGTTAGGTGAAAAGACAAGGAAACAAGATATACAGATAGCTAGAACTGTTGCTAGTGTTATTGCAAGAGCTGAAGAAGATATACATCAGACTGTGATAGCTAAAGTTATCAATAGAGATAGGTCTTTGATTTACCATTACGTAAAAATGCATAAGAGTAATTACGCAACTTGGGGGAAATACAGAAATGTATTCAATAAAGTTTACACCGCTTATAAAGGTATTACCAAAGTAAAGAAGACTTTCTTGGACTCAGACTTCCTTAAGAGCCACTTGTTGAAGAATGGAGTTAAGGAAAGCAAACCGCAAGTATTGCTAGAGGTAAAAAGTGGAGAAGCTTTGTGTATAATAAAAACTTCTTACTTTGACTTCTCTAATCAATTAGAAAATGTTAAAATTGCAATGTCAAATTATAACTATTCATCAAAAATATTATGAAGCACTTATTAAGCAGTTCAGCATTTTTAATAGTAAACAAGCAATTAGCGAAGCAGGTAGGGTTGAAGGGTGCAATCCTGCTTGCTGACCTAATTAGCAAAGAAGAATACTTTATAGCCAATGGAATGACTGATGGTTGGTTTTTTAATACTGAAGCTAATATAGAGCGAGATACTACACTAACTTCATATCAGCAAAGAAAGTGTCTTAAAACGCTTAAAAAGTACCAAATAATAGAAACTAAGCGTAAAGGAATACCTGCCAAGCAATACTTCAAGATTAATGAAGCTAACTTATTGAGAATCTTAAGTTGTGAAGAAACTGAACAACTAGAGGTTAATAAACTTAAGGACTTGTCAGAAACAAACTTAAGGACTATTAATAAGAATAAAGAAATAAGAATAACTAATAATACTATATCTAATAGGCGTGATGAATTTGTTTCAGAGGTTTTGTCTTTTAATTACGATGAAAGTATTTTAAATGGATTCATTGACTATTGGACAGAACCTAATAAGTCTAATACAAAAATGAAATATGAATTAAACAAAACTTGGAGTACAAAGCTCAGATTAAATACTTGGGCAACTAATCAAAAGAAATGGGATAAACCTAAGACTAATACAAAAACAATGTCTAAGTTAGACGCTCAAATTAATGAATGGCAAAAAGCAAAAGAATTATTATAAACTAAAATTAAAAGAAAATGACAAAAGAATTAGAAAAATACCCTGCATACGAAAAATGGCTTATGCGTGAATGTAAGGGTAACAAAGACGCAATGTTTTTTTTATTGCACGGTGAACTTATGAAACAAAACGAAATAGTTTTTGAATGGTTAGAAGAAGACAAAATAGACCTTATAAAAATAAGTTCAATTATAATAAATAGGAATAAGTGAAACCACTAAAACAAGAAAACCTAAAAGAACTAACTGAAAAAGTCCTAGACTTAGTTGCAAAGACTTCAGTTGAAATAGGACACAGGTCAGACGCTCAGACCTTAGCAAGTCTAAGTAAGATATTTGCTGAAGATTTAATACAAGAAAAGCGTTTTGGAAATATGACCTTTAACCAAGTTCAAGACGCTTTTAGACAGGGTGTAAGATTTGGAAAGGACGAACCCTTTTTAAATATCAGAACCTTTTACAAGTGGGTGTACGCTCAGAAGAAGTTAGTAGATAACGCTTACTATCAAGTTCACGAATTAGGGCAACCAAAGGAACAGACCTTATGGTATCAAGAACCAATAAAACTATTAAGATGAAGATACTAAATTTATATGCAGGAATTGGTGGTAATAGAAAGCTTTGGGGAAATGACCATAAAATTACAGCAGTTGAATTTAATGAAAAGATAGCTGATAAGTATAGGCAATTATATCCTAACGACAATGTAATAGTAGCTGACGCACACGAATATCTTTTAGACCATTATAAAGAATTTGATTTTATATGGACATCACCACCTTGTCAATCACATAGCACAACAAATTATTTTACACAGCATATAAGAAAAAGACCTGTTTACCCTTCAATGAAGTTATATGAAGAAATAATATTTTTGGACAATTTTTATAAAGGTAAGTATTGTGTAGAAAATGTAGTTAGTTACTATGAACCTTTAATAAAGCCGACTAAGATAGGAAGACATTACTTATGGTCTAATTTCAATATACCTTTAATTAATCAGCCAAAAGATGATGTAGGTTCTATGGAGCCAAAATATGGAAATAAAGCTTGTAAAAAACCTTTAGAAGAAAGAAACGCAGTCAATTCTGAATTAGGATTACATATACTACAACAAGCGTTAGGTATTATAATAGAAAATAAAGTTGAACAAAACAAACTATTCTAAGATGAAATTTGAACGCAAAGCACATAGAGAAAGACAGAACAAAGCTTTAACTCAGTTTTGTAATAACTTTGGTTTAACTTATGGTTCACATCAGGAATACGCACATATAGACGCAGTTCTTTACGATAAGGGGAAGATAACAGGGTTTGCTGAAGTAAAAGGAGTACATAAGAATATAGAAGATGGACAAGATGTTATTGTTGCTATGCGAAAGATAGTCAGAGCTCAACAGCTTCAGGTAAGTAGTGGAAAACCTGTTGCTATTATTTGGGCTTTTAATAATGCTATTGTCTATGAAAGAATAAACAACTTAAAAGGAATCTTTTATTATGGAGGAAGAAAAGTAAGAGAAGGAAGCACCTTTGACCAAGAAATGCTCGTTAAAGTACTAATAAAAAACTTAATAAGAATTGAAGAAGACAGTCAGTAAATTAAAAAAGGAGCTTGATAAGTGGTTCAGTCTTTACATAAGACTTAGAGAAGCTAACGAATACGGAATGATTCAATGCTTCACTTGTGGAATAGTAAGGGGGTATAAGGACGGAATGCAGAACGGACACTTTCAGTCTAGGAAACACTTGTCTACAAGATTTGATGAGGAGAATTGTCAGGTTCAATGTGTTAAGTGTAATGTCTATGCTTGGGGTGAGCAATATAAGTTCAGTCTAGCGTTAGACTCAAAGTATGGAGAGGGGAAAGCACAAGAACTACAATTTTTAGCTCGTACAACTTTAAAGATTTCTAGGGTTGAGTATGAAGAAAAGATAAGTTATTACAAATACCTTGTTAATAAGTTAAAAAAAGAAAAAGGAATTGAATAATTTTTTTAATATCTTTGGCGTATGACAGAACCGATATACGCAAGTGCAGAACACAGAGCAATAATTGAAGCCTATTTAGAAATGTGTATGGAGTTTACTAAAGAGCTATCAACCAAAAGCAGGTACGAAGGTTACTTAGAAGTGTTAGAAATAATTATTGAATATCATAACGGCTACGGAACAGGGCTTAAAGAAAATAACTATTGGGATTGGATGATGATAATACCGATAAACGTTTCAGTAGCTACTAACGGATTCTTTGCAGGAATAGAAACTAAAGGCAATAGAGCGTATATAAGGTCTTACAAACTAATACTAGACGAAATAGTTCAACAGGTTGCAGACAAGATAGATAAAATGGAAGTTGTAAATGACTGATATATATTTAGAAATATCAAAGCTATCAGGTAAGTTCAGGACTATGGCTTATGGTCTTTCTAATGATAAGAACGAAGTAAATGACGCAGTACAAGAGTTAATGATATACTTTTTACAAATGAATCCTGAAACACTTAAAGCTATTTATGATAAGGACGGAATAGACGGAGTAACAAGATACGGAGCAGTAGCGTTAAGACGAGCTTTAACAAGTCCTAGAAGTAATTACTATTATAAATATAAAAAGTACTATACTAATTTAATAGGGGTGTATATGAACAACACAAATATAGCTCAAAATAATTTCCATAAAAGTATATACAACTTACCTTTAATTGAAGAACAAGATTTACAATGGGAAAAGCTAGAAAAGATTGATGAAGCTTTAGAGAGTTTCACTTGGTATGATAGGAAGATATTTGAGTTGTATTATTCTGAAGGAAACACTTTAGATAGTTTAGCAAAGAAGACAGGAATAAGCCGAAACAGTTTATTCACGACAATAGACAAAGTAAGAGTGCAATTAAAAGAAATGTTAAATGAATAAGTTCTTTGTACCTAACGAAGTCTATGAAGACAGGATAGCTATCTGTAAGGGTTGTGTCTATTACTTCAAGCCTACAGGAACTTGTAAAGACTGTGGTTGCTTTATGAAAATCAAGGCAAGACTCGCTCCAATGGAATGTAGTCAGAAGAAATGGGAAAAGACAAAAGAAGTAGAAGTTCCTGAAAGTTTACCACAGGAAATAGTAGACGAAATTTTAGATATGTGGGAAGACTTGAAAACAGGTAGAGCAAAGAACCAAGCAGCTAAAAAGAGAATGATTGAAACTTATAATACAATATACAATACTAATTATGGTGTAAGAACTAATTGCGGTTCTTGTATCTCAACTTGCTTTGATGGAATAAAAAAAATATATAAAGAATACTCTAAGGACTAATACTAATAAATATAGGGTAAGACCTACAAAAGCGTTTATTTTACCTAGAGTAGTAGAGGGGGGGTGTGGTTACCTCCCCAATACAATAAACCGAATAGAAATATTAATCGGCTCAACTAAAACAATAGATATGGAAAGAACATACAAGACAATAAAAAGTGTATTAAAACATCACATCAAAACAGGAGTGAAAAGTCTTTGGACTTGGAAGGACGATAACTTCACAATGATATATGAAAATTATAGTGGTGATGACAGGATTTATACAAGCAACCAACTATTAAAAATACTCAGCAAATGATACTACAACTATTAGCATACTTTTCCTTATTTGTAATTTTTGTACTTACAATTTTAAGTATAATAGAAGGCAAGATAAGAGCCAAAAGAAATAACAAGATAAAATACAGAATTGACAAGGTAGAAACACTAACAGGAGGACTAGAAAACGATAGGATAAATGAAAGACAATAGAATACCAAGCTACTACAAAGGAATCAGATACGGCTATGAAGCTCGTAAGGTCATAGAGGACTTTGAACTTAGCTACAATACAGGAACAGCTGTTACTTACTTGCTCAGAGCAGAAAGGAAACACGCTAGTCCTATTGAGTGCATACAGAAAGCAATCAATCACTTAGAATTTGAACTTGATAAACTAAAGAAATGACTCTATACTTTTGCGAATGTGGAAAAACTATGGAAATAGGAAAGGCTACAATAGTTTACAGAGATGGCAAATGGGTAACTAAGGAAGCACTCTGCGAGTGTGGTAAATATATGGACAGCAAACCAACTAAAGGAATGCCAAGTCTTAAAAGAACTGAACCTACTTTAAGTATGAAAAGAGATAAGCTTTGGGAAGGAGCAACAGAAAAGATAAGAAGCAAAGCAACCGAATAAAATAAATTAACAAAAATTCTATTATATACTATGAAACTAAAAATCAACGAATTAAAACCAAACGAAAGCAATCCTAGAATAATCAAGGAAGCTAAATTTAAAAAACTTGTAAAGTCAATTAAGGACTTTCCTGAAATGCTAGACCTAAGACCAATAATACTAGACGAGAACAATGTTATCTTAGGAGGTAATATGAGGTACAAAGCTTGTGTTGCAGCAGGACTAAAAGAAGTGCCTGTTAAAATAGCTAAGGGATTGACAGAAGAACAGAAGGAGGAGTTTATTGTAAAGGATAATGTAGGGTTCGGTGAATGGGATTGGGATATTCTAGGAAACGAATGGGATAACGCAAAGCTAGGCGAATGGGGTATGGATGTATGGCAACCTGAAGAAGCAGTAGACTATTCTGTATTAGAAGATTTAGACTTAGCATCAACATTACAAGACAAAGAAGCTTCAGTAAAGAGAGCAATACAAATAGAGTTTGAACCTGAGCATTATGACGAAGCAGTATTACTAATAAACACAGCAAGAAAAGAAGGGAAGAATGTAGGTTTAATTGTTTTAAATGCTTTTAAGAATGAATTATAGAATAGCTATACCTTCTTACAAAAGAAGCAAAACAATAAAGGAAAAAACACTTAATTATTTATTAAATGTATGTTGCGTCAATCCTGATATTATAGATATTTTTGTAGCTAACGATAATGAATACAAAGATTATAAATACCTTAAAGAACTTGGATTGAATATAATAATTGGAGTTGTTCTGCTTCATAAGCAAAGAAATTTTATACAAGACTATTATGATGAAGGTCAATGTATTATGCAGTTTGATGACGATATAGAAAGTTTAAAAATAAAAAAAGGTGAAAAGACTGAAGTTCTGAATGAATTAGAACAGATAATAAAAATTGGTTTTAATGAATGCTACAAATATAATACTAAATTGTTTGGTGTTTGTGCTGTAGATAATCACTTTTTTATGAACAGTAAAATATCAACAAATCTAAAATTATGTGTAGGAGCTTGTTTTGGTATTATAATTGATAAGGACAAATCGTTATACTTAAAACTAGAAGAAAAAGAGGACTATGAACGAACTATAAAATACTTTTTAAAATTTAATAAAGTAGTCAGACTAAATATGATTGCAACAAAAACAACATATTACAAAGGAAATGGCGGTATGGTTGACAGCAGAACAGAGGAAGAACAAAATAAATCAGCTTTATATTTGTGTAAAAATTACCCTGAGTTAGTAAAAATAAACAACAACAGAAAAAGCAAGTATATAGAATTAAGATTAAATAATAACGCAAAATGAAAACAATAAAACTTAAACAAGTAGAACACAATATTAAGATAGGTAAAGACTGCCCTTACTATGAACCAAACATAAAAGAAGATTGCTTACTAGAACTTGATGGGGAGGTTGTTGGGTTTTATATTAAAGATGTAACAAAGTACAGCCAAAGATTAAATCTGTTATTAGCAGTTGCAGATAAAGAGTTCAGAGGAGATAATGTTCCAAAGACTATTTTAGATAGAATGAGTACTGTAGAATTAAGTAAAACAGGAATGTCAAGAAAAGAAGCAAGAAAAATAGGGGTAAGTCAATACAGTACTATACTTGGTTCTATAAAACCTAATCCTGTAATGCGAAGACCTTATCCAAATATATCAGCTGTACATAGAGATAAGAAAGCACAGACATTCATCAAAGCAATGTGGGGAGCTTGTTTAGAAGCTGAACAAATAATTAAAGAAATAACTCCTAAGATATACGAAAGGCAACAAGAACTATTTGAAGATGTAAAAGATGAATGGAAGTTTGGAACAATGTACACAAGTAGTATATCTAACTTTAATATATCAGCACCATTTCATAGAGATACAGGAAACCTTACAGAAACAGTAAACATAATCCTCACAAAAAGAAACAACGCTAATGGAGGCTGCTTAAATGTGCCTGACTATAATCTAACATTTGAACAGGCAGACAACTCAATGTTAGTGTACCCTGCTTGGAAGAATGTACACGGAGTAACACCAATAAAACCAATAGCAGAAAATGGTTATAGAAATAGTTTAATCTTCTATCCATTGAAAGCATTTAAAGGAATATAATATGGACGAAAGTAGACACATAAAAAAGGAAAGTATCTTGAAAGCTTTGGAAAGCTCATTAGGAGTGGTAACAGTTGCTTGTAAGTCAGCAGATGTTCCACGTTCAACATACTATAAATGGCTAAACGAAGATGAAGAATTTGCTAAACAAGTTCAGGATATTGAAAACATAGCATTAGACTTTGGTGAAAGCCAATTACATAAACAGATAGGTGACGGCTCAACATCAGCTACAATCTTTTTCCTAAAGACAAAGGGAAAGCGTAGAGGGTATGTAGAAAAGTCCGAGTTAGATATAACATCAGGTGATAAGGTTATCAATATGCCTATAATAACATTCGTGGAAACTGAAACTGAATAATAAATACAATCCTTTATTTAATTCTGATGCTCGTTACTTTATTGTAACAGGAGGTAGAGGTTCAGGAAAGTCTTTTGCTGTAACAGTCTTTCTAACTTTACTGACTATGACTAAAGGGATTAGAATACTCTTTACTCGTTACACTATGACTTCAGCTCACTTATCAATCATTCCTGAGTTCTTGGAAAAGATAGGGCTACTAGGATTTGATGAAGTGTTTAGTATAAATAAAAAAGAAGTAGTCAATACAAAGAACAATTCAGACATTCTATTTAGAGGTATAAGGACATCAGCAGGTAATCAAACAGCAAGTCTAAAGTCTTTACAGGGAATAAGCACTTGGGTGTTAGATGAAGCTGAGGAGCTTGTTGATGAGAATATCTTTGACACTATTGATTTAAGTATAAGGGAAAAGGGAATACACAATAGAGTTATACTTATATTGAATCCTGTTACTAAAGAACATTGGATATACAAGAGGTTCTTTGAAGACAAAGGCGTAGAGGGTGGTTTTAACGGCTTTAAGGACAATGTATGCTATATCCACACCAACTACCTAGACAATGTAGTAAACCTATCACAGAGCTTCCTAGAGCGTATTAAGAGCATAAAGCATAGGAACTTTAAAAAGTATCAGCATAAAATACTTGGAGGTTGGTTAGACAAAGCAGAAGGAGTAGTCTTTGAGAATTGGAGTATAGGAGAATTTAATCCTGATGGCTTACAGACTTCTTGCGGAATGGACTTTGGTTTTAGTGTAGACCCTGACTCATTGACTGAAGTAGCTATTGACAAAAGGAAGCGTAAGATATACTTAAAAGAACATATCTACAAGAATGGTATTAAGTCAAACGAATTAGCTAAAATCATATTAGACAAAGTAGACAACAAACTTATAATTGCTGATTCAGCAGAGCCAAGACTAATAGCAGACCTTAGGCATTTAGGAGTAAACATAAAACCTGTAAAAAAAGGAACTATTGAAAGTGGGATAACTAGAATGCAAGATTACGAACTTGTCATAACTCCTGAAAGCACTAACATAGCTAAAGAACTAAACAATTACATATACGCTGACAAAGGTTCAAAGCTTTATGTAGACAACTACAATCACGCAATAGACGGTATAAGGTACAATGTAATTTACCACCTAGATAATCCAAACGCAGGAAAGTATTACGTACAGTAAACTAAATTCTAACTTTTTCTATTATATATTGTATGGAAATCAAAATTAAAAAGGAAGGTAAAGTAAAAGAGTTCAAGCTAATTAATAGTTGGGAAGAAGTAACACTTGAGAAGTGGTTGCAACTGATTGACTTTGAAACAGGTACAAAGACTGAAGAAGCTACTGAAACAATAGCAGCATTGTCTAACATTCCTAAGCAGTTAGTAAAGGAGTTAGCATTGTCAGATGTAGCTGTTATAATGAGTAGGATAGCAGAGCTACAACAAGAGCAAGACACAAAGCTTAAAAGGATAATAGAGATAAACGGAATAGAGTACGGATTTCATCCTGATTTAGATTCTATAAGTTTAGGAGAATACGCAGACATTGAGCAATTCATAAAGAACGGAATAGAAAAGAACCTGCCTGAATTAATGGCTGTTCTGTATAGACCTGTAAAAGACAAGAAGAATGATATATATATTATTGATGCTTATGATGGCGATATTCGGCTCAGGACGGAAGAAATGAAACAGATGTCAGCTCAGCAAGTGCAAAGTGCATTGGTTTTTTTTTACACTTTAGGGAAGGAGTTGTCCGAGATTTTGCCATTGTATTTGATGGAGCGGCTGAAGGAAACGAAGATGCAATAGCTTCAGAATCCTTTGCAGAGAAATGGGGATGGTTTGGAGTAATGTACAGATTGACAAATGGAGAAATAGTAAACTTAGAACGAATAACAAGATTAAGTCTTTTAGAATGTTTAACTTGGCTTAGTTATGAAACAGATTTAAACTCGCAAAATAAAGTAAAGAGAAATGGTAAACAATAAGACATACAACAATGTAGTAAACACCTTACTAAGATTAGGTGAGTACCACGAACAAATCAGTACAACTTCAGTAGGTGATATCTATGACATCAACTTAGAGAAGATGCAGAAGTTCCCATTGCTTCATATAAACCCTGTAAACGTATCAACAGGAGATAGCCAACTTACTTACAACTTTCAAATCTTTATTATGGATATGGTAAGCGAAAAAGAAGATTGGGCTAAGAACAATGCTTCAGCTAACTTCCCTAAGCTTTATAAGACTTTAAGTAATGAGCAAGATGTATTTAACGAAGTGCTGCAAATCTGTACTGACTTTATAGGAATGCTTAGACACTCAGAACAACAATCGTTACAAGGAACAAACGACATAAACGCTCCTATATACTTTACACAAGACCAATTCACAATAGAGCCGTTTCAAGAAAGATTTGACAACTTATGTTGTGGATGGGTATTTAATATTGGAGTCTTAGTTCAGAACGACTTCTCAACTTGTACAATACCTGTAACTTCTGAAGGAGCAGGGTACTAATGTTTAAAATAAGAATAGGAAAACTAACAATACAATTATTACCACCAAAAATAACTTACAAATTTTAATATGGCAACACTAACAACAACAATCACCGAAAGCGTTACAATCAATGGAGCGTTAAGAGGTTCATCAAACACTTTAACTGTAACAGACATTGTAGACACTTTTGAAAGAGTAGTTACTTGTCCTAATGCAGCAACAACAACAATAGCTACATTCTCTAGCAATGTATACGACAGTGCAGGAGCAATAGACGCTGAGAATGTAAGATACATAAGAGTATCAAACTTATCAACTACTGATGATATTGAAATAGGTGTAGCAGGAGCTGCTTCAAACTATTCTATGTTGATACCTGCAGGAAACTCTCATATCATTTCAAGAGCTGACAATGTTATGTTAGCAGAAGATGACGCAGTTCCTACTTACGGTTCTTTAGCTGATATAACAAAATTAGAGGTAAGACCAACAGCTTCAACATCTGTAAATGTAGAAATATTTGTAGCTACTGTTTAATGGACACAGCTAATTTAGAAAGATACTTAGATAGCTTTGGAAAGTATGTAGTTCAGCAATCAAGAGCTAACTTAACTAAAGGGAAAAAGAATGTAGATAAGAGTTTATACAACTCTATCAAGTTTGAAGTAGAAAATACTCCTGATGGTTTCTCAGTAAAATTCTTTATGAATAGCTATGGTTCTTTTGTAGACAAAGGAGTTTCAGGAAATAAGAAAATACAAGAGTTTGTTACTTGGGATAATAGAAAGGTAGCAAGTCCTTATAATTACAAGTCTAAGCAACCACCTTCAGGAATTATAGAAAAGTGGATTAAGAAAAGAGGAATAAAAGGCAGGGATAATAAAACAGGTAGATTTATCACTCATAAGACACTATCTTTTTTAATTGCAAGAAGTATAAAACTTAAAGGAACAAAAGGTATAAGTTTCTTTCAAAGACCATTAGGATTAGGGCTAAAGAAGTTTGGAGCAGAAATGTTAGGAGCAGTCAAAGAAGATATAATTAATAGTTTAACAACAGTAAAATAAATGGCAACACAAATAGAACAACACCCTTTATACGATACACTTCCTGTAGGTCAGGAGGTAATATTTACAGTATCTAATTCAGCTATTGTACCAACAGAAACAAGAGTAAAATTTGTTGCTGAAGTTCATATAAGCGACACAGCTATTAATCTATCTACTTCTACTCCTGTAGGTACATTTAAAACTACTCCTAATAACGCAGGGGTTGGAATATTTGACTTTAGACCTATTATTGAAAGCTTTGTAAGTGCTGATAATATAGCAGGAGATGGAAGTCCTTACAAGATACACACTTCTTCAGCTGCACAACAATTTCCTTTACATATAATAAACAAGTTTTCTACTAATACAAATTCAGTAAGGTACTTAGCAATAGTATTTAAAACA